TTGGTCTGCTTTCCCGTTGTACATGTCGCAACAATCGAGACGAAAAGTAAAAGCTAATTTAAAAACATCAAAGGCAATCGCAAAAACTGCCCTTGATAATTTTCTAAAATTAAGCTGTTTCAATTTGAAACTCTCCATTATAAATTGGGTTGCTATCTTTAGACAAAGTGAATCTTCTATGATGTGCTTTCTCTAAGATATAACGGAAATAGTCTAAGAATTTATCATACTTAAAATTATTGTAAGCATATATTAAACTGCCTATTTCGTGGCTATGTAATAGCTCTATTTCTCGTAATATTTCTTCTCGTAAAGTTTCCCTATATTCTTTTTTATGATGGTACATTTTACAAACTCCATAAAGAAAAATTATAAACAAAATAAACAAAAAAAAGGAAGCCAGATAAATCCAGCTCCCTATAACTTTCAGATTTCAAGCCTTACATCTCTAAGCAAATCGATTAACTTGTCTTCTACTTTGTCATCGACATCGATGTCATAAAGGGCATTGTTAACCTTGTCATCAATAATCTCATCAAGGTCAATAAGCTTTGCGAAGGCTTGGGCAAAATCCTGTTGCTTGGCTATTAGTTGCAAGTTTTGCCTTTTCATTTCATCAAGTTCTTCTTGCAACTTTTTAATAGTTTCAACTAAGCAGTCAGAGTTTTCAGTTACTTTTGTTTCTTCGTTTTCCATAACTTTTCCTCGTCTTGTCGCTGTTTTAAATTTATTAAGATAACACTATTTAATTGCATTATACATAATAGACAACACACATAACTATATTAACAAACCTATTAACCTAAATCAACTACTAACTTAAAATAAACTACTATCTAAAAGACACTATAAAAAATAGAGCCGACAGAAGCTTGCTGACACACACACACTCGCATATGTCCAAAAATATACCCCCCACCCCCCCAAACAAAATTTTTCTTCTATATATAATGCATTGTTTCGCACAGCGGAGGGTAAAATGGCAATGTTAACCTATAGTTTGACTAGCTAGATACTTTAGTTTAGACTACTTTTTATATGCAAAGAATCCTTACAGACAAGCAAAAACTGTTCGTTCAGTACTTTAGCGAGAAAGGTAATGCTACAGAGGCTGCAATCAAAGCAGGTTACAGTCCAGCAACGGCTCAACAGCAAGGTTATGAGTTGAAAAACAAGCTAGCACCAGAGATTGAAGGTGCTACTAGGAAGTTGTTAAACAGTGCAGTGCCTATGGCAATAGAAAAGCTACAAGAGTTAATAGTTGACCCTGCAGTTAACGGTAGTACAAAACTGGGTGCTATAAATTCTGTTCTTGATAGGACTGGTTATCAGACTACAACTAAAATTGAAGATGTAACTGGTAAGAAATCTGATGAAGAACTAGCTACAGAGCTAAAGAACTTATTATCCAATATCCATTTACAAAATGTAAGAGAAGAGGATGTTAACTAAGGTTAATGAGTGACCAACTAGAACGTGCTGTAGAAATAGCTAAAGAGCTAGAACGTAGAAAAACGACTAATCGTCTAAAACACTACGAACCTTACGACTATCAAAAAAAATTTCATAATACTGTTGCATCACAGCGATTATTAATGGCGGGAAATAGGATAGGTAAATCGTTTTGTGGTGCAGCAGAGCTAGCATATCATTTAACTGGTAAATATCCTAAGTGGTGGACAGGTCGTAAATTTGATAGACCTATTAGAGCATGGGCAGGCGGCTCATCTAACGAAACAACTAGGGATATATGTCAAAAAGAATTAGTAGGACAACCAGATGACCCTTCAGCAAAAGGTACAGGTAGCATACCGCTAGACGATATAGGTGAAACTACTAGGAAACCAGGTGTACCAAATGCACATAACTCGTTAGTAGTTAAACATGTGTCTGGTGGATGGTCACGATTAGCCTTCAAAGCTTATGAAATGGGCAAAGAAAAGTGGATGGGAGAAGCTGTAGATGTAGTATGGCTTGATGAAGAGCCACCTGGCCCTATATATAGCCAAGCATTAACTAGAACTGCAGATAGAGGTGGTATTGTATATATGACATTTACACCAGAATCTGGCATGACAGAAACAGTTGCACAGTTTGTAAACAATTTAAAGAAAGGACAAGCTCTAATACAAGCAGGTTGGGACGATGCACCGCATATGACTACAGATGTTAGAGAACAAATACTATCTGCATTGCCACCACACGAAAGAAAAATGAGAGAGCAAGGCATACCACAACTAGGTTCTGGTCTTGTATTCCCTATATCAGAAGAAGACATAGTTTGTGACCCTATAGATATACCAGACCACTGGCCTAGACTATGTGGCATAGATTTTGGCTGGAATCACCCTACTGCAGCAGTATGGATTGCATGGGATAGAGATTCTGATATAGCATATGTTTATGATAGTTATGCAATGCGACAAGAATCTGTGCCTATTCATGCAAGTGCAATAAACTCTAAAGGTAAATGGATTCCTGTAATATGGCCTATGGACGGTAGACAGGCTGACAAAGGTTCTGGTAAGTCACTTACAGAACAGTACAGAGCAGAGGGTTGCAACATGACATTAGAACATTTTACTAACCCACCAACTAGAGGACAAAAAGAAGGTTCTGGTGGCATATCTGTAGAAGCTGGCATAATGGAAATGTATACTAGAATGAAAACCAACAGATTGAAAATATTTAAGAATCAAGATAAACTATTACAAGAATTACGCTTGTATCATAGGAAAGATGGTAAGATAGTTCCTATTAATGATGATGTAATATCTGCAATGAGGTATTGTGTTTTGTCGTTACGTAAAGCTAGGGTTAAAAACTTTGAACCAGTTAGCATACAAGCAGAAACAGAGTTCAGTGTATTTGCATGAGAAAAGAACACAAAAGCAAAAAGGGAGGACTTACTGCTAAAGGTAGAAAATACTTTAAGCGAAAAGAAGGTGCTAATCTAAAACCACCTGTAAGTAAAGGTAAGAACCCTAGACGTGTTAGTTTTGCTGCAAGATTTTCTGGTATGAAAGGACCTATGAAAGATAGTAAAGGTCGTCCTACTAGAAAAGCTAAAGCATTGAAACGATGGGGATTCGGAAGTGTAGCTGCAGCACGTAAATTTGCAAGCAAAAATAAAAAGTCTTAGGAGGACACAATTATGCCAATGGGTAAAGGAACATACGGAAGTAAAAAAGGTAGACCAAAAAAGAACGGTGCAAAAAAACTAATGGCAAAAAACCCCAAAATGCCAAAAGGTGTAGCTAAAGCTATTGCAAAAAATATGAAAAAGAGGAAAAAATAATGGCAAAACCAGGACTGTACGCAAACATTCATAAAAAACGTAAAAGAATTAAAGCAGGTAGTGGTGAAAAAATGAGAAAGCCTGGAGCTAAAGGCGCACCAACTGCAGCGAATTTTAAAAGAGCTGCAAAAACTGCTAAAAAAAGGAAGAAAAAATGAGTTTACATGAATATGCTATTAAATATAGAAGTGCAGCTACACCTATAGAAAAAGGAATAAGTAGTGTAGGTTCAGGTCTTAAAAAAGCTGCTACTTCTGTTGGTGGTGCGATAGAAAAAACAGGGTCTTATCTTGGAGCTATGGTATCAAAACCTACTATGGATGTGCCTAAAGCACAACAAGAGTTAGATAATAAAATTAAAAAACAAGAAGACGCATTTTTACAAGAAATGCAAACAGCAAGACGAAGAACAGCATTTGGTACAACAAATACATTACTTGCAACAAGTGTTGCTGGTGATGAATCTGTAGCTAATGTTAAATCAGCACTTTTAGGATGATAGAAACAGTTTTTACGAACGAACAAAAAGCAAACTATTATAAGTTTATGATATCTAAAGCTGAAGTAAATTTTGATTTGCATTCATCAAGCTATATAGGATTTAAAGAAAACGATAAAATAATAGGTGCAATTTTTTTTTCTAATTATGACAAACATAATGTATTTATTCACATTGCATTTGATACTCCTAGGTGTGTATCTCGTAAACATATCAAGCTAATGTTCAACTATATATTTAATCAACTTAATTGTCGTAGAACTACTGCAACTTGTGACAGTGAAAACAATAGAGTACAAAAACTTATAGAAGGTGTTGGTTTTACACAAGAAGGTTTAATAAGAAAAATGGTAGCTATTAACAATAAAGAAATAGATGTTATCATATATGGCATGTTAAAAAACGAATGTAGGTGGATATAATGGGTTTTTTATTTCCTAAAATGCCAAAATTTGATAATTCTGCATTAGAAGAACAACTAGCTAGAGAAAAACAAGCAGAGATGGATGCAGAACAAGCACGACAAGACAATATAAAAAGAAGAACTAGAGGATTTGCAGGAATGATTGCAACATCTGCACAAGGAGTAGATGAAGATGCACCTACAGTAAAACCAATGCTAGGTTCAGGAACTAGATATTAATGGAAAAATTTGATTATTTCAAAAAAAGACTTGCTAAAATGGAATCTGACAGACAGACATGGGAAGACCATTGGCAAGAAATACTTGATTATGTAATGCCAAGAAAAGCAGAGATTACTTTTCTGCGTTCTAAAGGTGAAAGAAGAACAGAAATATTATTCGATTCTACAGCAATCACTGCAAATAATTTATTAGCAGCTAGTTTGCAAGGAACTCTTACATCACCATCATTACAATGGTTTCATATTAGACTTCGAGAAACTAATTTAAATAGAGATAGAGATGTCCAATTGTGGTTAGAAGATTCTGCAAAAAGAATGTATGACATGTTTAACGAATCTAATTTTAATACAGAAGTACATGAAATGTATTTAGACATGACATCAATAGGAACAGGTTGTTTGTTTATAGAAGAAGGTAATCGTGGTTTTGAAGAAGACCTTATACATTTTAATACATTACACATTGCAGAGTTTTATGTAAAAGAAAATGTAGATGGTTTTATAGATACTGTATACAGAAAATATAAATTAACTGCAAGACAAGCAGTACAAGAGTTTGGCGAAGATAAAGTAGGACCTAAATTATTAGAATGTGCTAAAGAAAAACCAGATAGAGAATTTAATTTTATACATGCAGTAGAACCTACAGAAGATTATATAAGAGTATTTGGTGCTGCTGATACAAAACTGCCTGTGCATTCTTGTCATATGTGTGTAGAAGACAAAATGATATTAAGAAACAGCGGTTATAATGAGATGCCTTATCTTGTACCTAGATGGGCAAAAGCAACAGGAGAAATATATGGTCGTTCACCATCTTACAATGCTTTACCAGATATTAAAACATTAAACAAAGCTGTAGAAATAGGACTTAAAGCTTGGGCAAAAGCTATTGACCCACCATTGTTAGTACAAGATGATGGTGTTATAGGTAGAGTTAGAATGACACCTGGTGGTATTACTGTTATTAGAAATGATGCTGCAGTAAAACCATTGCAAACAGGTACTAACTGGCAAATTACAGACATGAAAGAAAACCAACTGCGTACAGCAATTAGACAAGCTTACTATTCTGACCAATTACAATTACAAGACGGGCCACAGATGACAGCAACAGAAGTACAAGTTAGATACGAACTTATGCAAAGATTATTAGGACCTACACTTGGTAGATTCCAGTCAGAATTTTTAAATCCACTTATAGAAAGAGTGTTTGGTATTATGCTACGTAACAATGCTTTTCTACCAGCACCAGAAATTATACAAGGACAACCAATAGATGTTGAATTTATAGGACCATTAGCAAGGTCACAACGTATGGAAGAAGCAGTCGCAGTAGAAAGACTGTACCAGTTAGCAATGAATCTTGCACAAGCAGACCCAGGTGTATTAGATATTATAAATCATGATGTTGCAATAAGAATGCGTGCTGAACTACTAGGAGTTCCTAAGTCAGTTTTACGTGGTGAACAAGAAGTAGCTGGCATAAGACAGCAAAGAGCAGCCCAACAACAGCAAGCTGCACAAATGCAAATGGCACAACAACAAGCAAATGCTATGGCAAGTACTGCAAGAGCAACTAGAGATTTATCTGACCCACAAACAGCAGCGCTATTAGAAGAAGTAGGAGAGCAATAGTATGATAGACACGGAAGATGTCAACGATAGTATAGATAGAGATTACAAACTACTGAAAGGAGATTACTCAACCACTTTTAATACACCAGAAGGACTAAGAGTTTTAGAAGATTTAAAACATGCATATTACCATCGCATATCATTTAGTCGCGACCCTTATGCAACTGCTTACAACGAAGGGCAGAGAGCAGTTATCATAAGAATAATCAACCTAATTTCTAAGGAGGAAAACAATGGCTGAAGAAACAATGACCACCGAGTCAACAGACAACCCTCAACCTACAGAACAAAATTCAGAATCTGTGTTAGGGTCTGGCAGCGTAGGTGATAATCAATCTGATTGGAAATCATCTCTGCCACAAGACTTGCAAGACGAACCAACTCTACAAAATTTTAACGATGTAGAATCGCTTGCAAAAACAGTTGTTCATCAACAAAAAGTATTAGGAAACAGAATACCTATACCAAAAACTGATGAAGAAAAAGTAGAATTATATTCTAAACTAGGAAGACCAGAAGACCCATCTAAGTATGAAGTAAATGTTCCAGATACACATTCTTCGTATTTTAATCCTACATCTTTAAATAATTTTAAGGAAGTAGCTCATAAAATAGGTCTTAATAATGAACAAGTCAATGCCTTAGTTGACTATCAAATATCTGAAATAGATGGACAAAAAGGTATACAAGAAGCAGCAATAGCAGCTGGCAAAGATGAAGTCGAGCAAAAACTCAAACAAGAATGGGGATATGACTATGATAAAAATTTAAAAGCTGCAATGCGCGCTATAAGTGTTTATGGTGACAATGACTTAAATGAGTTGCTAAACACAGAAGTAGGCAATCATCCTGCTCTTGTTAAATTATTCGCAAGGTTAGGTGCAGAAGTTACAGAAGACATGGCACAAAACACGACTAATAATACATTAGCTGTTAGTCCATTAGATGCACAAACAGAAATTGATAGAATAATGAAAGACAGTAATCATCCGTATTTTAAACCAAGTCACAAAGACCATGGAGCTGCAGTTGAGCAAATGCGACAATTGTACGAAAAAAGATATGGTAATAAATAATTTTGTGATATAATATCTTTACCAAATCTGCCCTTACGGATAACAGAAATGGTAGGCATGATGCCTATAAAATCCGTTAGATAGTAGCGTGTACTATAAGGTTTCCCTTTTAGGATAAAAACCGAACAAAATATTTTAGGAGGACAAATTTATGTCAGTACAAATTACTACAGCTTTTGTCGAGCAATATAAAAACAATGTTTTTCATTTAGCTCAACAAAAGG